CGGGAGTTGCTCCGTGAGCGTGAACTGGTCGTACACAGCCCACGGGTGATTGACGAGTTACAGACGTTTGTTTTTTTACCAAATGGGAAGACGGCAGCGCAGTTGGGATCGCATGACGACTGTGTGATGGCGTTGGCGTTGGCAGCATTATCGTGCAAGTTGCACCCCTGGAGCAGTGCGCCTCGACGTGGGGACACCTGGCATGGGGCCTCTCAGTACGAGCAGACGCAGTGGGGGGTGTACATCCCACCGAGCATATAGTATTGAGATTTAGACAGATTTAGACATAATGGCTAGGAAAAAACGCAAAAAACGTCCTTCCAGTCCCAGTGTACCGACGCCACCGACGCCGGTACGGTGGGCGGGTGGGGGAACCATTAGGGTCAAGCGACGCAGGAAGAAGAGGCATGGGTAGTTGGAAATCGGGGCGTCGTGGTTGGGGCAACTACGAGGACTTATCAGGCAGAAGGTTTGGCCGTTGGACGGTGCAGTACCGTGCAGAGGACAACGAGTGGGGTCAGGCGATGTGGTTCTGCGTTTGTGATTGCGGATACAAGGCGAGAACGCAGGGCAAGGTATTACGGAGTGGGAGATCCCGTTCCTGCGGGTGTTTGAAGTCGGAGATGGTATCGGAGCGGATGAAGCGGCAATGGAGGGACGGAACCTTCGCACGGTCGGAACAACGACGGAATCGGCAGAGGAAGACAGATGAAGTATGGCAATAGGAAGAAACCTCGTCAGCAGCAATCCAGCAGGGGCTACGCCTTGAGGACGCTGGACATAGGAGCCTGTGGGTGTTGCACCCCAGCCAGGTAACCATCAACACCAACTATCGTAGGAGTAGAAGGATATGTACGGAAGCAAGAGCAAAATGATGAAGAAGCCAGCCGTTGGAAAAACCTCAAAGAAGATGTCTCCGGCGATGAAGAAGCAGATGATGATGATGAAGGCCAAGAAGGGGATGAAGAAGAAGTGAGTCCAGAAGAAGAAAACTACGACGTGATCGTAGTGGACATGGACCCGCTGGTGGACGAACTGGTAGAGATTCGGGCGTTGTTGGAGCGGCTGGTCTACCACGTTGAGGACCGTTGGAACGTAGATGAGCAAAAAACCAAGAGTCCGTAACTACCGGAGGGAGTATGATCAGTTTCATGCGAAACCGGAGCAGAAGAAGGCCCGTGCCGCAAGGAACACGGCCCGTCGGCGCATGGTGGGAGCGGGACGCCTTACGAAGGGGGACCGGACCCGCGAGGTCGATCATCGCGATGGAAACCCAAGAAACAACAAGCCGAGCAATTTGCGAGTGATTAGCAGAAGAGCGAACCGGAAGAAGCAGTAATGGCAGTATTTCCAGAGGACGCAGAAGAAATTCTAGACGAGGAGGGCTTGGATGCTCCAGAGGCGGTAGAGGTCAAGGTGATTTCTGCGCCATTGGATGACATCGGCAAGGTCGTTCGGGATTTGTTTGAGCAGGCGAAGGAGTACCGTCGGGAGAACGAGTTGATCTGGCGGGACGCCTACGATGCGTATCGGGCGAAGTATCCTGAGAAGATCAACAGTGCGGGTGGAGACAGTGTAGCCGCCCGTCGGGGGATTTTCATCAACCAGACCCGTCGCAAGGTCAATTCGGCAAAGGTCAAGATTGGTTCCTTGCTGTTTGACGATGGCAGAATCCCGTTTGCGGTAACCCCGTCGAGGAAGCCGAGGTACTTGCCACAGGATCTGGTCCAGCAGGGCCTGCAGGGATACCAGTTACTGGACGCCGTGAAACAGCGATCTCAGAACATGGAGGACCGGATTCGGGACGTACTGGACCAGACTCATTACCTGGACAGCCTGTTGGACGGCATCCATGAACTTTGTCTGTACGGGACCTGTGTCACAAAGTCTCCGATGTTGGAGTATGTGAACTATCCGGTGTACCAGACGACCAGAACGATGGACCCGGCATCAGGCCAGTTCATGGAGCAGGTAGAGAGTCAGATTGAGTCGGAACTGGTCCCATCGGTGGACTACGTCAGCATTTGGAATGTCTTTCCGACACCGGAGGCGACATCGGCAGACGATGCGGAGTATGTGATCCAGCGTTCGTTTCTGTCATCGATTCAGTTACGGGAGTTGGGAAAATCGCAGGAAGGTTTTTTACCAGAGGTCATCGATGAGGTGATTTCTGGAGACATTGGCAGTGTCGAGGGGCAGGACCAGAGTGAGCATCCGAAGACGTTGGACGAGACGAATTCGCACCGTGTGAAGAAGTTTGAGGTCTTGGAATTCTGGGGAAAGCTGGACGCAAAGGACCTGCAGGGGCATTTGCCGATTGAGGATGACTTTACGGGGACATTGGACGTAGTGGCGCATGTCGTGGGCCACAAGGTGATCAAGATGGCAATCAACCCGTTTGATGGCCGCAAGCCGTATGACTTTGCCTACTGGCAACGGAACCCGGAGAGCATTTGGGGCGATGGAATCTACTATGCGATTCGGGATGTACAGCATCTGATCAACTTCAGTTATGCGATGTTGGTCGAGGGCAAGGAACTATCGGCAGTCCCCATGACCGTGGTCAATCCGGCAGCCTTTGAAAGTGGCAGTGACCTGGAGTCGATTCGGGCAGGAAAGCAGTTCAAGGTCCGCAGTGGGATGAGTGTGCAGGATGCGTTTGCATCGATTGTGATCCCAGACGTGACAAGTGGGTTGCTCAACCTGATCCAGGTGTTGGAGCGGGAGGCAGATCTCGATAGTGGTCAGACAGCGATTGGGTATGGGGACATGTCTCCTTCGCAGACCCGGACGGCGACAGGGATGTCGATCCTAAATTCCAACGCAAACAAGCAAACGGCAGACGTGGTCCGTTCGATCAGTGACATGATCACACGGAACATTGAGGCGATCTACCGTTGGATCATGGTAGACAGCAGTGATCCTTCCTTGAAGGGGGACTACGAGGCGATCTGCACAGGCTGGACGCAGTATGTGGCAAAGGAAGTCCACAACACGCAACTGATCCAGTTTCTCAGCACAATCGGCCAGTTACCGCAGTTACAGAACTACATCCGGTACGACGCCTTTGTGCAGCCGTTGGTACGGGCCTTCAACCTGGACCCGGAGATGATCGTCAAATCGGAGCAGGAGGTCCAGCAGAACCAGCAGCAGCAAATGCAGCAGCAGGCACAGCAGGCACAGCAGGCCGAGCAGATGAAGATCCAGTCGTTGCAGCAGGAACTCCAATTACGCAGCGAATTTGAAAAGACGAAGGCCATTTTGGATGAAAAGAAGGCAGCCAGCGAGGACATCCGCCAGAGTCAGATTCAAGAGCGGATGGAGTTATTGAGGCAGGGGAATGTATTGCGGGAGGCCATACCTGATTATTACGGAATGAGCATGTTGATCAACGAGGAGCAGCAGAAGCAGGCGCAACAGCAGCAGATGCAGATGCAGGCGCAACAGGCGATGCAGGCCCAGGCAGCCCAGCAACAGGCGATGCAGGCCGCACAGGCGGAGCAGGAGAGGATGAGACAGGCGCAGGTAGCGCAGTTGAACCGGCTGGCGCAGCAGCGCAGTTCGGAGGCCCAGCAGCAGCGGCAGGGTGGGGAGAACAATCCCCGTGAGATGATGGCGCAGCAGCGGGAGCAGGCCGCAGAGAACCAGTTACCGGCAGCAAACATTCCAACGGTCAACTAAGGAATTGCCGATGGACCCACGACTCATCAGCACCTTACCGGAGTCCCCCGGTTGGAAAGTGCTTTACCAGCATTTACTCCAAGCGTTGAAGGACACGGATGAGCAGTTGGTGAACGCGACCATCGACAGTGAAGCCAAGAGGCTTATTTTTTCACATTTACAAGGGTATCGGGAGGCAATCAAGGAGATCTTGGAATTGCCGATGAACCCTCAAGCAGTCCGCCAGAACTCAGATCCCAGATAGATGGGGCACTTTGAGAAGGCGCTAACCTTGTGAGCAAGGAAGACAATGGCAGAATCCACAGAACAGGAGTTGTCTCAACCAGTAGTTGAGGACGCAGCTTCAGAGACGGTGGAATTATCGGACGATCAGTTATGGGACCAAGTAGGGGCCCCGGTTGTTGAAGACGTAAGTGATGATGCATCCCCCACAGCCACTGACGAGGCAGAGGAGGAATCAGAGGTCTTTGAAGTAGAAGCACCCTCTGAACCCACCGCCGAGGAGAGGAAGGAGGAGCACAATTACGAGAAGCGGTACAAGGACCTGGAGAAGGAGTTCCACCGCCGCAACGAGGAGACGAAGGAACTGCGGGAGCAGTTTCAGCAGTTACGCCTGGAGCGGTTGGAGATGGAGCGCCAGTTGGCAAAGCAGAAGGAGGAAACTCCTGTGGAAGCCAAGCCCAGGGAACCGAGTCCCTTGGACGAAGACTGGTTTGATCCAGCAACGAAGCAGACGTTGGACGAGTTCCAAGAACTGACTTCAGCCTACAAAAAATTGATTGCTCACGAAATCGCCAAGGCGACAAAAGGAATCCAGATGCCGGAGATACCGGAAGACCGGATCGGCCAACTGGAAGAGGTAGCACAGCAGTACAAGGCGAATCAGTATCGCCTGCAACATGCCGCGCACATGAGAACGCACGTTGGTGACGACTACATGGACATTGACAGAAGCCCGGAGTTTGAGGAATACGTCAAGGCTGCACCGATACGTCTGGCAGCAATGACCAAATCGATGGACCCGGCAGATCATGCGGCAGTGATGAACGACTTTCTCAACACCCCGGTGGGGCGGGAAAAGTTCAGATCGGAGCCAGCACCCGTAGCAACGCCAGCAACAGCAGAAACGCAAGGCACTGTCCGCCGCAAGGCAGCACAGGGTCTGCTCAAGAACAGTAATCCTAGACAGCAGGAACGCAGGCCAGAGGACATGAACGACGAAGAACTCTGGGAGAGCATCGCCGTCTAGATTTTCATGGTAGACGACTATCTGTTGATTGATCATAGAGATCAATGACCAGATGGCCAGAACATAGGAAAGAAAAATGGCTATCAATGCAGGAACGGGCCTGCTTACCGGATCATCTTACGGTGATCTGTCGAAGCACGATGCCTACACCATCCAAAAAAGAATGCTTCCGATTGCGAAGCGTTTACTCACCTTCAGCAAATTTGCTCAACGCGAAACCAAGCCACAGAAAGAGGGTCTGGAGATTCGCCACCGACGGTACGAGCGGTTCCCGATTGTGGATACGCCGATTGCCGAAGGGGTGACCCCGAATTTTGTGAATTTGCAGCACACGACCATCAAGCACAACTTGCAGCAGTATGGTTCGTATGTGAACACCACCGACATCATGTTGGCCGCAAGCCACGATCCGTTGGTCCAGGTGATCACAGAGCGACAGGCGCAGCAAGCAGGCGAGACGCTGGACTTCATCTCCTACAAGGAATTCCGAGCAGGATCACAGGTAGGGTACGCACGTTCAACCGGCAGTACCGGAAGAAGTGACGTGAACTACACGATTGCCAACAAGAACGCTGCGGCAGGAACAGCGGCAACGACCTTGTTGGACCGTGCGATCCGAGTCTTGGAGAACAACGACGCGACCAAGTTGAAAGAGCAGTTGGATGCCACCGACGGTGTCTCCACCAGCCCAATCCGTGAGTCCTTCGTTGCGATTGGCCATGTGGATCTACGTCAGGATCTGGAAGCACTTCCGGGTTATGTGCCCGTAGAGCAGTATGCCGATCAGGGTGATGTGATGGACGGAGAGGTAGGAGCCGCAAGAGGAATCCGCTTCATTCTGACCACACAGGCGATGCCTTTCAAGGGTGCAGGCGCAGCGGTTGGTTCCACAGGGTTGAAGGCAACTGGTGGAAACATCGATGTCTATCCCTTGGTGATCATGGCTGCAGACTTTGGTGGATGCGCGACGCTGGGCGGGAAGGATTCTCTCCGTTCGACGGTAGTTGCCCCCAAACCTGGCCCCGGCGATCCATTGGGACAAAGAGGTACAGTTTCGTGGCAAACGATGTATTCTTGCGTCATTTTGCAGGATTTGTACCTATATCGCATCGAAGTTGGCGCAACCGACATCTAATTACAATAGCCCTACCTTTGGGTGGGGCGATTCCAAGTTAGGAGATAATAATGGAATCGATTCTCGTTAAACACATCAACATGCCTCAGACGAGCAAGCATGTTCGGGTTCAAGCAGCGGATGTTGCCGCCGCAGGAACCTACACCTTTGACATTGTTGTGCCGGAAGGCGCAATGGTGGAGAAGGCCAACGTCGTCGTCAAGACCGCCTTCGACAACGGCACTTCAGCCGCTGTGCAGGTTGGCGACATCAACA